TAATCGTATGAAACACTCTAATATTTTGTTAAAATTTTTTCGGGGGTCGTGTACGTTACCTATATGATAAAATGTATAAGGTCTTTTATCGGGTATATGTGCGTGTATGACAAAAAAATGTTTATTAGGGAATTGTCTTTTGAAAATTTGTCTACAGTATTCACTTGGTACTGCAATTTTATCGAATAAATCAAAAAGTTTACCGTAATCCTTATGTACAGTTTCCGTTTCGCATACTGTCATACACGTAACACGTTTTACTTTTCTTTTTATTTCGGGTATTCTATCTAACCAGTAATTTACAGGAAGTGCGAATATAAATGCATGGTCAGATTCCGGTATTTCTTCGTGTATTTCAATATATTTAGTATAACCAACTGATGGGAAAAGATCCATATATTTTTTACAATGTTGACCTATCCCACTCAGGAGAGTTGGGCCTATGAATAACATTTAGTATAAAGATAATATTTCTTTTATATATATTACGCGATGGACTCTGTCAGAGAACAAATTGAACATGCTCTTCAAAGACCAAAAATACACAAATCTGAAATATATGGTATAATTAGACAAATTGCTGATGTTATCAAGGCTCCAGCTCCAGCTCCAGCTCCAGCTCTAGTTCCAACACCAGCTCCAGCCCCAGTCCCAACACCAGCTCCAGTTAAGAAAGCTCCAGCCCCAGCTCCAGCTCCAGCCCCAGCACCAGCACCAGCTAAGAAAGCTGCCACACCAAAGAAAACAGCGACTAAGAAAGCTGCTACGCCAAAGAAAACAGCGGCTAAAAAGTAGGCTGCATCTGCATAGGTACTGGTTGTGAAACTTTACGATTTAGTAAATAATAACCACCACCCATAAACATTAAAAATATAAAAAGGTACATTAATGGGATCTTTTTCCTTTTTTCCTTTTCCATTTTTTCGATATCATTCTTATCTGGAAGTTTCTCGACATTTATGTTGAGTTCATCTATCTTCCCGATAAGTTTATGTAACGCTTCTAGAATTTGAACTTCTCTATTTATCGGTTTCTCTTTTACATCTATAGTTGTTACTTCAAGAACCATGTACCATTCTGCATCAGGTTGTAAAGTAACGTAATCTGTATCTTCCTGATACTCGTATAATTCAAAATTTAGTTTTTGTATAGATATGGGATTAAATAAATTTGTTTGTCTTTGGAACCCTTTCCATTGTTTATCCCTAATGATTGTATGTGCACCATGATTATAGTGTCGTTCTAATGGTACACGTGCTAAAATCTGTCCGTTTCTTTCGTCAAGTATCTGTGCTCTTTTTGGTATATCTTCGCATATGATATCAACGTATTTTGCAACACTACTTACATGTGTATCTGAGTTTGGATTTTCCTGACCAATTTGTGTGATATAAAAATCAACTGGTTTTAGACCACATACCTGTGACATTTCTTCTAAATGTAAATTTGATTCGAGTGTTAGATCAATCGAAAATGTATTGTTTGAACCATTTACATATTTTGAATCAATTATTATGTACTGTACTTTTTTGGGTAACTCCTGGAGTGAAACCATCTTGTATTTACAATATAAAAAAATAAATGTAAATAATAGCATGTTTTCATTCTATTCAAGCATATCTCGCTTGTTGGGTTCGAACTCAAAAAAACTAAACACTACAGAGTCGTATACATCGCTTTACCCTAATATTAATATTAAAGAAAACGTATATACGGATATGATGTTATCACCAGATTTTTCAAAGGATAAGATTATATCAAAAAATGACATGGGTGAAGTTATTATTTTAGAATATTCCAAGCATGACAAAACATTTAGAGATTATAGACCTAAGTTTTTTAAATATAAATAAAGAATTAACAATTTTAACATATAAATGATATGGACTACATGCACTTACACACTTACGACTACAAACTCGCTTTCTGTCAAGCGACAAATGAACTCTGTGAAGACGTTCAAAGGCTTATATGGGAAAAATCCCAAAAATACGAACACGAAAATCTCGTGTGTCCAGGAGCCCCACGAAAAGGGGGAAGAAATGCACGATTCGCAGAAGAAAGACTCCAAACGTTGGTTAGGAAATGGAGGGATAAATGGGGAGAACCAACTGTATAATCGTATGAAAACACTGGCTTATGAAGAGTTTGTTCACAAAGATTTTAACCGTGAAGAGTATGATTCATATTCATTGGTTTTATACAGAACAATGTTAAACGAATTAGAATACGAAAGGCGTAATTTGAAATATACAACTATTTTTGGTGATAAATGGAGACATTTATCAAAAAATAAGGATCCGTTTTTATACGATAAAAAAATAAACGATATACAGGATCGTATAAACGAATCGATAATCAGATGTGAAGAGTTTCTCGAAAAAGAAAGAGAATTTAAAAAAAAATATTTCAGTGACGAAAATATCAATCTCGATATAATATAATAGATACTTAATGAATAAATTGTAATGTATATTAATAAATGTTAAGCATAATAAACCCTGGTACTAAAACACTTAGAATTTCGTGTCCCGCTCGAAGAAAAGAGGGTATAGCCGAGTATGAACAAATCAAATCTAAGATTAAAAAATCAACTTTGAAATACGGAGCTGCAATTTCAACGTATCATTTTATTTTCCACACACCCATCGACGGTATATCTGCAAGTCTTGGTACTATAGCTTCGTGTATATACGTAGACTCACTTTCTAATTATGTTGATAATATTGAAAGATTACCGGGTTTAAATAAAAGATTGTTAGTGCCTACATTTTTAGCATTGTCTGAATCCATGTGGAATTCGATGAATTTACCTTTTGATTTTAATATGGGTGCAACACTTTTTGGATTCTTAGCATATAAAATGGCTTTTTATCAGATAGTTGCCGAAGAATTATTAATGAACGATGAAGACCTAAGTGAGTTAGATGAAATATAAAAATCAAATAAACAAATAAACAAACAAAAAAATGTCCTTATTTTTTAATCTTTTAAAAAAACACACTGAGATTGTTGAACTCAAAGACATGAACGATGTCATGTCTAGTGCATTGGGTTTATTCGAACCTATTGATGTTGAAGTTTTTGCACTTAAACCCAAAGATGATTTTCCGGCCGAACTTGGTGATAATAAGTATCTCGGGTATGTTTGTTTGAGTAAAGTGGGTGACAGAACGGATATTCGAATGGTTCAATTTTATCACGAAAATAAGGGGTGTGAGGAAATTACATTACCTTTTCTAAATATGCTTGTGGATAAATTATCTCCTAAAGTTGGAACAGTGATAGATTATAAGGAAATGATAATTGTACCTTATGTTATCAGATCAGAAAGACGCATGTGGACTAAATACATGAAAAGGTATTTTGAAGATATCGAATCTGGTGAAAAGTTTTACTTAAAAAACAAAATACCTGAAAACGTTGATTGGGAATGTCTTTTACAAACGTTACCACGAACAAAGATGGAAATTTAATCATACTTAAAAAATATAGACCTTTTAATGATATAACAAAATGACTAATAACCTTACACACGAACTTTTAAAAAACTGTACCTCGCTCGTTAAACTTTCCCACCTTAATGATTTATGTAGCAATTTAAATAATAAAAGTTGCGACGTTTATGCTTTACGCGCAGAATTTGGATACCCCGAACACCTTATTCCGGATAATAATAAGAACTATATCGCTTATATGGGAGTTTCTAAGAAAAAGATTGAAACGTCTTACGGGCAAGCTCATTTCATTACGTTTTGTTTTGAACCTAAAATGAATGTTTGTGAGTCACCGGTAGGTGTTTTGGAACACATGTACGATATTTATGTAGAAGAAACTATCGAAAGTCTTTATAGAAAAAAATACAGAGAAGGTGAAAATTATACCATTGAACTTTTCCCTTCTAAAATCGAATACAAAGATATTGGTTATTGGAGATGGTTATTTCAAGAAGATTGGGGTATTTCCGATAAAATTTCGATGGATGACTTTATTGATGATTATGAAATTAAGAGTCACGTAAACTGGGACTATCTTTACGACATTCTCCCCGAAAATATTGATGATGTACGAACTGAAAGTGACGACGAAAGTGACGATGAAAGTGAAATGCTTTCTGAATCCGATACCGAAATCGAAGAAGGTGAAATTGTGAGTGATTCTGAGACCTAAGTCGATTCAGTAAAATATAAAAAATAAAAAATAAATGAGACCAAACTGTCCCTACCAGAACTGTTATTGTAGAGCTGGTAAGAACGGATTCTGCTTAAAACACAAAGAAATCGGTGAAGTAATCGAAGCTTTAATACTTTTAAAACATGGTGACAACACGAGAAAAGTATCCAGAACTCTACGCAATGAATAAGCACCTAGTTCAAACATATAAAGAAAGAGACCATTGGAAAGAACAGTTTCTTTTTCTCAAAGACGAATTTGATCTTTTTAAGGCTCAGAAACAGACATATGAAAAGCCTAAGAAACCGTCAAAGCGCGTGAGTGTTACGAAACGAAGGAACGTAACCCAGACGATTCGAAACTATGCAATCGCGTCTCGGTGTAAAGAGATAGGCATTAAGAACGTTTATACATACAAAAAACTTTTACACATCGACCCGTGCGTGTCGAACGAGACTGAATTTTATAAGTCGTATTTAGACGAATTTCATTTAAAAAATAGCATCTTGTAATATATAACCATGACAAGTACTACACTTCAAAAAATCATGAGTTTAGTTGATAATCATTCAGATGAAATACCTGAAGGTGATTATTTAGAAATTTGTAATACACTTCGAGACATTTCTAGAAATAATCGACGTGTTCGTATTTTACCACCCCGATTAAGAGAAAACCCTTTAGATACTATAATTGCTAGATGTATGGTCCTTGTTCGTGAACGAAAATCAATAAAAAGAGGATTAAACACGTGTAAAAAAAGATATCGTTTAACAAGAAGTGTTAAAAAAGAGGCGTTAGATGCCTATTGTTACGCTTTACAATTACCCATTTGTGATACTTTAGAACAATTACAAGAACTTGGATACGCAGGTAATTCGGATGAGTTTTTTACGGAATATTTACGTTTTACGAACGAATTTAGACAGGGTCAGAGAGAAAGATTTATACGTAATCTTGATTCCGTTGAAAATGAAATGGAAACTATACGTTCTTTTATGCGTGTAAACCAAGGTATTATAGACTCTTTTTACGAAATAAATCTAGACGTAAGCAACCTAAGTTGATTTATATTTTTTTATTTTTTAAAATATCAAAATGGAACATCTTACTAATTTAATGCGTTTGATTGATTTAAACTCTGATAATGTATCTGAGGGTCATTATTTAGAGATGTGTAATTCTATAAAACAGATTCACGATATTATTGTACCATCGAATTCAAATTATGATGAAACCGAATCTGACTCGGAAGATGATGATAATACAAGATTTATGTTGAGAGAAGTAATGTCCGATAACACTCACGAACGAATGGTTCCATTTATGCCTATACGAACAGAAAGAGGAAATAGGTATAGATACTATGAAGATGATAATTTACGAGACGCCGATGCGGATTCACCCGTGGGTCACCTTGATAACGAAGATGATAGTGCTCTTTTAGCAAATCCAGATGAAGAAAATGAACTCCGCGATTTTTTATTTGATAGAACACGAAATTGGGAAAGAGATAATATCGCGTACCAAAATGATTTGATAATGCTGGAAAGGGCACAGAGAGAATACGAGGAAAATGAATTGAGACAAATACGACAACAAATTACAGATACGAGGAAACTGATTAGTAAAACAAAACCGCGACAAAGAATAACTGAAACTGTTCGTAAAGCTGCTATAAAAGAACGCGCGGATGAACTTGGTATTCGATTACGCAGATACACGTTAGGGTGTATGTTAGATGCAGGCCACGATGTTGGTAATGCACGAGCCTTTTTTAAAAACTATTTGAATGATTATAACGAGAATGTTAAGGATAAGTTGAAAGAACTGAATGATACCTTAGAAGATCTTACCAATAAAGGGCAGACTCTTTTAAGAAACATGAATGTTGATATGGAAATAGACGAATTTTAATTAAAATATCATTTTACACCATTTTTCATTAATATTACCGAAAGGCGAATACTCGAACAGTAAATGTATTAACGCACCCGAAATAATTAACACACCCGTTCCTTTATATATAAACTTTGTAAGACTCATTACTAA